CAACGATAACCGCCTCCGCCTCTTGCACGAGGCGGCGCGCCAATATGGAGTCGACTGAACTCGACACTCGCTCTATGGGCCCCCAAATCTCTACCCCCAACATGCGGATCGCCGCGTCGGGGGGGGGGAACGATGGTAGCGGAGGAGGGACTCGAACCCCCGACACAAGGATTATGATGCAGCCGCCAAGGGCGGCGGATCAAAGCCTTATCGCTTCCAAAGTTGTCAAACCCGCGACGGGAAATCAGCGGCTTACGGCCGATTTGTCAAACCGGGGATCGCCTCCTGAAAAGCAAACCGCCGCCCCGACTGGCATCGGAAGCGGCGGCGAAAATGGATTAGCAAGGCAGGCCAAATCCGGGGGCGAAGATAACCCTGAACAGCGGATCGGCGCAAGGCGCTCGGCGGACTATGACGCCGAATTGATCGCCCTCGACGCCGTGATCGACTTCGCTGGCGTACTTTGCCAGCAATCCGCCGCGCTCCTCGCCGCCGCTGCGAGCGCCGATCTTGCCGCGACAGAAGCCCACCTGTGGACCTGCAAGCGCGTCCTAACCGCCGCCATTGCATCATGGCGCGAAGCCGTCCCTGCGAACGGGAGGGCCGCGTGATGACAGTCCTACCCGAGTTCTTCAGCGAGACGGCGCTCGAATACCGCGCGCGCAAACATGCTGAATGGGAATCGGCGAAAGCCGCAACGGCGGCCAAGCCGTCTGTTGCGTCGCCTTCCCATTATGAGGATGCTTTCGATTCGGACGACGCGTTGCTCTATCAGGACGCGCCGCCCGATGAGCCGGCATGGCTTCGTGACGATCAAGAATCGATCGGCGACGCTGTCAAAGAGAAGCCGCGCCGCAAGCGTCATTACGCCGACGAAACCGCCGACGAAATCATGGCGACTAAGTTTGAGCCGATCAAATGGGTTGTCGACGGCTACCTGCCCGAAGGCTTTTCGGTGCTCGCCGGCCGCCAAAAGCTCGGCAAAACTTGGCTGGCGATCGATTGGGCAATTGCAGTCGCCACGGGGGGCGTCGCCATGGGCTCGACGGCCTGCGCGGCGGGCGACGTTCTCTATATCGATCTTGAGAACGGCCGCCGGCGAGCGCAGCGCAGGATTAGCACGATCTTCCCTTACGAAAGGGAGCGCCCCTCCCTCTCTCGCCTTCACTGGATGGTCGACGCGCCCATGCTGGACGACGGCTTCATCGATATGTTGGAGGAGAAGCGGGCCAAATATCCTGCGCTGCGCATGGTCATTATCGACGTGCTGCAACGGATCAAGCCCGAGGGAAAAGCATCTCGAAACTCATACGAAAACGACTATTCGATATGGGCTCCGTTGCAACGCTGGGCGATGGAAAACGGCATTGCCGTTGTCGGCCTGCATCATACGCGCAAGGGCGGCGCCGACGATCCCCTCGAAAGCCTATCGGGCTCTAACGGCCTGTCCGCATGTGCGGACACCACGTTTGTTCTGGACCGGGATGGAAACGGGACCACGCTTTATGTGCGTGGTCGCGATGTGGAGGAAAAGGAATCCGCGTTGTCCTTCACGGGCGGCCTGTGGACCGTCATAGGCGAAGCGGCAGACGTTCGGAAGACGGACGAGCGGCGGTCCATACTCGACGAACTCAAGGGCGCCGACGAAGCCATGGGGCCCGCCGATCTCGCGGCGGCCACGGGCATGAAGGCCGTCAACTTGCGCCGGCTGCTTCATAAGATGGCCAAGGCCGGCGAGATCGTGAAGGCCGGATATGGAAAGTACGCACACCCTGATAACACCGGTCACACCGGTCACACTTCCTGGGAAAGCAAAGAAAAACAAACAGTTGAAAGTGTGACCGCAAGTGTGACCGATACGCCTAAAGCGCCAAGTGTGACCGCAAGTGTGACCGGCAAGCCCGCTCACACTCCAAAAAAACCTAAAGAAATCAAAGAGCGCAAGCCACGCGTGACCGGTGTGACCGGTGTGACCGGTTTTTCAGAGGCCGGTCACCATTCCGCGAAATGGGTCAAGGACGCCGCCGATCGTGTGGAACGGATGGCCAAGGCGAAGACACGTAAGGGAGGCGGCGATGACTGAGCGCACGCCTCTCGCCGATCGCCCGTGCCGGCCGAGCAGCATCGAAAGGGGTGTCGCTTCAGCCGACACCCTCGCCTCGCTCGCCGACCGGGTGCGACGGCTATGCCCGTCGCACCGCGACCCCGAAGCCTTCCACATGGACAAGTGGGAGATCGAGAAGGAGCTGCGCAAGCTGGCGCATCAACAGGAAGGGACATTGCGATGACCGACCTTGGGGAAATGTTGAGCGCGAAATTGCGCTGGCCAAGGCGACGGACGCGGCATGGGCATGGTTCATTCGCAGCAAGGCGCAGAGAATTCCCGCGTCGGCATTCGTCGAGAGAGTGAAGGCAAAATGCAGTTGGGCCGACCCGGAAGCTCTGAAGAAGGAGCTTGCGCGCCGGAATGCGAACTACCGACCACGACGAAGAAGGAAAGCGCCGTCATGAACGGGTCCTTCCTGGCCCGGATGGGCTGCGGGGCGGAGAACCCCGACATTTCAATCTGTGAAGAAAAAACTAAGGGGAATCCAATGGCTTATGACAGGCCGGTCACGGCGGCTGAGCTTGGCGAGTTTTTGGGCCTGTCTTCACGGGCAATTCGATCGCTTGCCGACGAAGGCCATGTGGTTCGCGCGCCAGAAAAGGCCCGCTATCGACTGGCCGAGAGCGTGAGGACCTATTGCGCTCACATTCGCGAGATTGCGGCCGGGCGCGGCGGAGCATCCGGCGTCTCGACACTTACGGCCGAGCGAGCGCGTCTGGCACGGGAGCAAGCCGACGCTGCGGCGATCAAGAACGCCGCCGCGCGCGGAGAGATGATTCCTGCCAGCAAGGTGACGGCGGAATGGCGCGGAATCCTGACCGGCGTTCGCGCTCGCGTGCTGGCCATCCCGAGTCGCATCCGCGCAAAACTTCCCCAGATGACGCGCGCCGAAGTTGAGATCATTGAACGCGAAGTGCGCGACGCCTTGACAGAGGCGGCCAATGGATAGCCTTACGCTGGCCCGCAGAGAGGCGCTGGCGGCGCTCACGCCGCCGCTCGCCATTCCCTTGTCGGAATGGATCGAAACGAACGTGCGGCTCCCGCAGGGCGTTTCTGCCATCCCTGGCCCAGTGCGGCTGTGGCCGTATCAGCGCGAGATCGCCGATGCGATAGGCGATCCGGCTGTAGAGCGCGTCACGCTGGTCAAATCCGCGCGCCTCGGCTTCACGACTTTGCTATCAGGCGCAGTTGGTCACTTTGTTGCGAATGAACCTTCGCCGATCCTGGCGCTGCTCCCGACGGAAGCGGATGCGCGCGATTATGTCGTCTCGGACGTGGAGCCGATCTTCGACACATCGCCGGCGCTGGCCGGCTTGCTCGAGGCGGACGCAAGCGAAGGCGGCCGCAATACGCTCTTGAGCCGGCGCTTCCCCGGCGGCTCTCTGAAGATCGTTGCCGCGAAGGCGCCGCGGAACCTTCGCCGGCACAATGCGCGCGTCGTTCTGGTCGACGAAGCTGACGCCATGGAATCGGGCGCAGAAGGTTCGCCGATCGTGCTCGCCGAGAAGCGCACGCTGGCCTTCCCCGATCGCAAGATCGTCATCGGCTCGACGCCGCTGCATGTCGAGACGAGCAATGTGTTGCGGTCCTATGCGTCAAGCGACCGACGCCTATTCGAAGTCCCTTGTCCGGCCTGCGGCGCTTTTACATGGATGCGTTGGCAACATATCGAGTGGCAGGAGAAGCGGCCTGAAACGGCGGCCTTCCGCTGTCCGCACTGCGCTGAATTGATCGAAGAGCGCCACAAGATGGCGATGATCGGCGCCGCGCGCTGGCGCGCGCAAGCGCCCGAGGTTCAAGGTCACGCGGGCTTCTGGATCAATGCGCTTGTATCTCCGTTGGCTAACGCCTCTTGGGCCAAACTGGCCGAGGAATTCCTTCGCGCTAAGGACGACCCCGATCTCTTACAGCCCTTCGTCAATACGGTACTTGCCGAGGGATGGAATGACGCGGAAGAGCAAGCCGACGAACTTGCGCTGCAACAGCGCGTCGAACCGATCGGACTAGATCGCATCCCGCCTGAAGTGCTTGCCGTCACGATCGGCGTCGACGTTCAAGACGATCGGCTGGAAGCGACGATTGTGGGCTGGTCGCGCACAGATGCTCTCGTTCTCGGTCACGTCGTTTTATGGGGGAGCCCGGACGACGATTCGACATGGTTCGAACTTGACGAATTGGCGCGGACTCGCTGGCGTCATCCCTTCGGCGGCTTCCTGAAGGTCGACGCCATGATCGTCGACTCGGGCGACGGCGATTGGGCGACCGCGGTTTACAATTTCTGTTTCCCGCGCCTCGCCCGCCGCGTCATGGCGGGCAAAGGCGTCTTCGGGTCACGTCCGGCATTGCAGGCGAGCAAATCGAAAGTGAAGGGCGGCCGGCTGTTTCTTGTCGGCGTCGACGGGCTCAAGACGACAATCTACAACCGGCTCGCGCGTGGGCGATCGATCCGCTTTTCCGATAGCCTTGAGGCCGTATGGTTTGAGCAACTATGTTCGGAGCGGAAAGTTCTGCGCTATGTCCGAGGGCTGCCGCAGCGGCGCTTTGAGCGCATCCCCGGCCGCGCCGCCGAGGCGCTGGACTGCCTTGTCTACGCGTTCGCCGCCAGACAGGGCGTGACGATCCACTTCGATAGTCGAGAAGCGGAATTGAAGTCGGCCGAGCCGCCAAAGGCGGCGCCGCGCGTGATCCGGTCGTCGTGGATGGAGAGGTGAGGCTTATTTCGTGTTCTTTTCGAAAATATCGATCGCGTCACGCAACCTCGTCATTTGCATGTTTACTTGATACAAATCAGGATATTTTGGAGTGCGATACTTTTTAATGTATTCTCCAACACTAGAAATATATCCCGCAATTTCTACCGCTCGATGAGCCATTTCCTGATAGCTTTTCTCGCAATACTTTGCGATTTTATCGCGCTCTACCTTCTCCCATTCAATTGTGGAAGAAGTCTTCATCGATTCAATTTTGCTTTCAAGCTCAGTAAAGATTGCTCGGCTCTTGGCGACCGTCTCTCGCCTGCGTTCCATTATGGACTCATCATTCATTTTCCGAGCGCCTTTTCGAATGGGCTTGGCGAGCGCTTCGATCTAAAGCGCGCCAGCACGAAAGCCATGAACGCCTCGCCAATGTCGGCGTCATCGGCCGCGCCCAACGTCGTCAAGCGTCTGGCGGATGTCAATCTAATTTCGATGTGCTTGCATCGAATCTAAAAATTCGATATACATGCGTCGAAATGGAATCGACGCTCACCGCTTCCGAAGTTTGCGCGGCCGCGAAATGCCCTCCATCGTCATTGCGCGCTTGGCAGAACCGCAACGGTCTTTTCCCTCACCTTGCCAAAGACGGCGGATGGCGACGTTACACGCTGTCCGACGCGATCGGCATCCGCCTTGTTGTACTGCTCACTGAACGCGGGTTTGCCGCTCAGGAAGTCGTCAATCTTGTAAATGCCATGCGCCCGAACCTCGAAATGGCGGCGCAAGGTTACGCGCCATTCGTGGGCATCGGCCGCAGCGAAGACAGCGGGTCGCTTGAATTTCGAGAGTTGAAGTGGACCGGCAAGGTTCTCGACGATCTGGGCTGGTTTAAAGATCCCGTCGTTATCTCGGTCGACTTGGGTAGGATCACGAACGAAGTCGTCTTCTTGATCGGCGAGATGCGCGACGGAGGCGACGCCGAATGATCGTCTCCGCGATCATATCTCGCGCCCGCCGCGCCCTCGGCATTTCGACCCGCAGCTACGAAGCGGCCGGCGCCGGCCGCCGCTGGCGCAACGTGACCGAGATGGTCTCCCCGCCCGCCGCCGCCTTGGCGAGCCGCGCGGCGATCATGCGCCGCGCACGTGGCTCTTATTCAAATCAGGCCTTCGCCCGCGCGATCATCGACCAATGGACGGCGAGCGCCATCGCGACCGGCTTAAAGCCGTGCAGCAAAGCGCCGAACGGCGAAGAGATTGACGCCGCATTTTCCCGTTGGTGGGACCGCGCCGACTTCGACGAAGCAACAGACTTCGGCGGCCTGCAAGCCGCTTTGTTCCGCTCTATGGCGTTGACGGGCGACGGCTTGGCGGCGCTCGAAATCGATGGCCGGGGCGAGCTCCGCATCAGGCTCTTAGCGAGCGAACAGGTTGCCACCGTAACGACACCCGACATGGCCGGCGGTCACTGGACTGTCGATGGGATCGAATTCGGACCCGATCTGCGCCGTGCCGCCGTCCATCTGTTCAAAACTCCGCCGGGACTTCCACTCCCGTCGCCATCGCTCGAAACGATCAGACTTCCGATTGAAGATGTGGTGCACATGTTCCGCAGCGATCATGTCGGCGTGACGCGCGGAATCTCATGGATTTCGCCGGTCCTGAAGCGTCTCGACGATCTCGACGGCACAAGCGACGCGCTCGTGATGCGGGCGCGCGTGTCCGCGATGTTCACCGGGTTCATGACCGACGGCGACGGCCAAATGCTCGGGCCAGATAGCCCGACGGGCGATGTTGCAATGGAGCCGGGAGCCATGGTCCGCTTGCGGGCCGGCGAGGGCGTCGAGTTCGCGAGCCCGCCGCAGATCGGCGCCGAGACGAGCGACTTTCTGAAGGCCATCGTCCGCGAATGCGCGGCTGGCTGCGGCGTCCCTTATGAGCTTGTGAGCAACGACCTGAGCAACGCCAATTATTCCTCGTTGCGCGGCTCTATGATGGCGTTCCGCCGGGCCGTCGAACAAGTCCAGTATGGCGTCGTAATCCCACAGCTGCGCAAGATTTATCGCCGTTGGCTGACGCTCGAAATCTTCGCGGGGCGCATCAAGGCGGACGGTTTCGAGAGCAATCCCGAAGCATGGCTCGCCGCCGATTGGTTGTGCCCGAAGTTCGCGCCGGTTGATCCGCTGAAGGATTCGCAGGCCGAGATTCTTCAGATAGCGGCCGGCCTTCGCAGCCGGCGTGAATGCGTCGCGGAGCGCGGCCGTGATCTCGAAGAATTGGACGCCGAGATAGCGCGCGACAGAGCGAGCGCGGACGCGCTCGGGCTTCAGTTCAATCTCTCAACGCAAGCGACGAAGAGCGCGGAGCAAACCGCATGACGACACAAGAGATAATCATCAGGCGCGCGAGCCGTTCGCCATCTTCATGGAATTCTGAGACGCGCACCTTCGACATTGTGTTGTCGACCGGGGCTCCAGTTATGCGCTTCGACATGAAGGGCGCATATGAGGAATTCATTTCGCTCGATCAGCAATGGCCAGCAAGCGTCCCGCTGATCGACTCTCACAATAGGGACAGCATCGGCGCCGTTCTCGGGAACGTCTCGAACATTCGCACAGTCGGCGGCGAAGTTGTCGGGACCGCGACGCTCTCCAAGCATGGCGAGCTTGCGCAACGGATCGCCGCAGAGCTTTCCGACGGCGGCAAGTTCTCGGCGTCAATCGGCTATCGCGTATCGCAATGGACGGAAGAAAAGCGCGACGGTAAGCGCGCGAAGATCGCAACGAAATACGACCTTTTGGAAGTCTCGCTCGTCGTCATTCCTGCTGATCAGGCGGCGGGCACAAGATCAGGAGAGCATCAAATGTCCGAAATTTTGGAAACGGTCGAAACGACCGAAACGACGACGCGGGCGCAGACCAATGCGAGCGTTCGCAGCATTGCGGAGCTTGCCGGGCTGTCCCGCGAATGGGCCGACGGTCACATTGACGTTGAGACTTCCGTTGACGAAGTCCGTCGTCTGGCCTTCGAAGAAATGCGGACGCGCGGAACGCGGACGCGAGAGGTTCGCACGGCGACGGCGAGCGTCGGCTTCAGCGGCGACGATCCCGAATTTCGTCGTGCGGCGATGGCCGAAGCGCTCTATGTGCGCAGCAATCCGATGCATCAGCCGTCCGAAGCAGCGCGTCCGTTCATTGGCTTGTCGCTTGTCGAAATGGCAAAGGATCTTCTCCAGTCCCGCAGCGTCAGCACGATCGGCATGAGCCCGGCCGGCGTTATCGACCGCGCCATGAGCATGACGACTTCCGATTTCCCGCTCTTGCTCGGCGACGTGGTGAATAAGGAATTGCGCACGTCCTATGCGGCCGCGCCGAGCGGCATCAAGGCCGTGGCGCGCATGACGACGGCGCGGGACTTCCGGGCGAAGCATAAGATCATGGTGTCGGGGCCGCTTACCTTGGAGAAGGTCGGCGAGCACGGCGAGTTCAAAAGCGGCGCATATGCCGAGTCGAAAGAGTCCTACAAGCTCGAAACCTTCGGTCGCGTCGTCTCTTTCAGTCGCCAAGCGATCGTGAATGACTCGCTCGGCGGTCTGTCGGATCCCGCACGCATGTTGGGTCGCGCGGCTGCGGAGTTCGAAGCGAGCGCGCTCGTGGCGCTTATCACGTCGAATCCGGTAATGGCCGATACAAAGGCCGTCTTCCACACCGATCACGACAACCTTGCCGGAAGCGGCGCGGCAATTGACGCGACTTCGTTGAGTGCGGCGCGCCTCGCGCTCCGCACGCAGACGGGCCTCTCCGGCGAGCCGATCAGCGTGACGCCGAAATTCCTGATTGTCGGGCCGGCCAAGGAAACGCAAGCCGAGACTGTCCTGCACAGCATCAGCGCCACAACGGTCGATGACGTCAACGTGTTCTCGGGCAAGCTGACGCTGATCGTTGAGCCGCGCCTTACCGGCAATCAGTGGTATGTCGCCGCTGATCCTGCCGAGATCGATGGCCTCGAATACGCGCATCTCGAAGGCGAAGGTGGGCCGCAAGTCGCATCCGAGATCGGATTCGACATTGACGCCGTTCGCTTCCGCGTTCGGCTCGATTTCGGCGGCGGCTGGATTGACCATCGCGGCTGGTTCAAAAATCCGGGCGCGTAGTCATGGACCTCGCGACTCTTCAAGCGCGCTTAAGCGATCTATTGGCCCTCCGCTACGGCGGCGAGGCAGAGATCGAAACGCGGACGCTGGACGCGATGGAGCGCGTTCGGTTCCGCAGCGACTCAGAGCTTCGCAACGCTATCGCCGACTGCGAGCGGCGCATTCAATCACTCCAGGGCTCGCGCAACAGCGTTGTCCTCATTTCCCCTTCGAAAGGTCTGTGACATGAAAAACTTCGTTCAACCCGGCGAGATCATCACCGTCGACGCTCCGGCCAACGTCTCTTCAGGCGACTTCGTTGTCGTGGGCAAGCTGGCCGGCGTGGCCGCGACCGACGCGGCCAGCGGCGATGACTTGGAGATCGCAACGCGCGGCGTATTCGAGTTGCCAATCACCGGCCTATCACAGGGCGACCCCGTCTACTGGGACGTGACTCCAGGCGCGCTGACGGGCACGGCGACCGACAATTTCCGAGTTGGCGTTGCTGTCGCCGCCTCCGGAGCGGCGACGACGCGCGTCCGACTTGACGGTTTGATGGCTTAGGAGCTTCGGGAGCGTTCATTGCGGGCGCTGGAGGCCCGCCCAATAGCGACAAGATCGATGCTGGCTCCCGCTTCATCAAAGGCAGTTCAATCGATCGCGGCCTCCACCGACTTCTAAAGTCCGAGCAGGTTAATGACGAGCGCCACCTTGCAACTCAACATCATCCCTAAGAGGATGCTGACGAAGGCGGAAGCCGCGCACCATTGCGGGCGGCCTGTCAGACGTTTCGAGGTTGAGTGCGACGTCGCGCCTGTGAAGTTTCCGAACGGCGATTTGCGCTTTGACATCCATGATCTCGATGCTTGGCTTGACGGCCTGAAGGCGGGAAAATCCCGCGACGCCGACGAAATAATCGCGAGGCTCGGATGACGAAGATAAAGCTCCGAGGCTTTCAAATATTCAAAGATCGTCACGGCAAGTGGCGTTGTTATCATCGAAAGACGCGCATCGCCGTCGATCTCGACACAATGGCGCTCGGCTCGGCTGAATTTTTTGCCGAATGTGCACGCATCGCCGCGCTTGCGGATGCAAAGGTTGAAAAGGCGAAGCCGGGCACGCTTGGCTTGCTGATTTGCGAATACCGATCGTCACCAACCTTCCAAGACCTCGCCCTGCAAACGCAAGGCGACTATCAGAGGATTTTCGACTATCTGAAGCCGATCGTCGACACCGCCCTTGTACGCTTCGATCGCCCGCTCGTTGTGCGCATCCGCGACAAGGCCGCCGCGAGCAAGGGCCGGCGCTTCGGGAACTACGTCAAAGCCGTTCTTTCGATCGTCTTTGGATGGGGCGCGGAGCGCGGCTTTATCGCGAACAATCCCGCTTCGAAAATCAAGGACATTCGCCGACCGAAAGGCGCGCCGGAGGCAAATCGGCCATGGGCTGACGAAGAGCGTCACGCCGTTCTCGACGCCGCGCCCGCGCATATGCTGCCAGCAATCGCCTTGATGATGATGACAGGCTTGGGGCCGAAAGAGGCGCTTTCCCTTCCGCGCAATCATTGGCGCGACGGCGAGATTGCCACGCAGCGGGCAAAGACGGGCGAGCCGCTTTTCTGGCCCGTGCCCGGTCCCTTGGATGCAATCTTGAGAACCGCCCCGCGTCATGACTCTGTGACGCTTTGCGCAAGCTCTACGGGCCGCCCTTGGACGCTGAACGGCTTTCGCGCGTCATGGCGCACAATGCGGATCAAACTCGAAAAGCAAGGAGCGATCGGGCCGGGCCTGACACTCTACGGGCTGCGCCACACCGTTGCTGTGATCCTTCGCGAAGCCGGACATGATGAGCGCACGATCGCCGACGCGCTCGGGCAGCGCACAATCGAAATGGCGCGTCATTACGCCAAGGCCGCTGACCTTCGTCCGAAGATGCGCGGCGTCGTTGCGTCATTCGATGCTGAGTTGAACAGGCGGCGAACGAAAGCTGTCAAACCCGACTGAGCAACGTGTCAAACCTTAGAGCAGGAACGAAAGGAGAGACAAATATGTTAAATGAAAACAACGCCTTGAGTGGTAGCGGAGGAGGGACTCGAACCCCCGACACAAGGATTATGATTCCTCTGCTCTAGCCGACTGAGCTACTCCGCCCCGAACCGCCTCGGCGGTCTGGAAGAATTTGCGATATAGGTTGCCGTCCT